AACAAAAATAACTTTATTTATCGGCAAAGCAACCAAACAGAAAAAGTCTATTTGACCGTCTCCATATCTTACCATTTTATTTTGTCTAGTGTTATTAGAAGTTCTTCGTCCAGATCTTATTTCCCAGCGGTAGTAATCTGCTTTTTTTCTTTTATAAATTTTATTTGTTGTTTTAACTTGAACTCGATAAAGTTTACCTTGGTGATCAAGTATTAAATCAGATCTATGATTTGATGGAGACATAATAACTGAGTCGCAATATCTAAGCATGTAAGATGCTGCTAGATATTCACCAGCCAAAGCAATTCTAGCTGTAGAATGAGGCATAAGCCTTTCCTATAAATTTAACCGCTGTTAAACCTTACCCCATTCTTTGCCTTCAAACAATAAAGACTCAGCGTTTCTTCTTCTAACCAAGCCTTCATTTACTTGTTTATTTACTTTATTCCATCTTCTCATTTGATTAGGTACCTCTTCATATTTACCTTCGTTTAAAACCTTTAACAAGGTAGAGCTTTTTAAATTAGCAGGTCCAAGGTTGTATACCCAAGACACCAAAGCATCAAACTGAGATTGATTTAAAGGCACTTTTACAAGAGAGTTTACATAATGCTCGTACTCATCTTCTAATTCTTGCCAAAGCATAAATTCAGCTTTTTCTTTAGACCAAACATCACCTTCTTTAACATCTTTGGTATGGCCGTATCCTATTGTCCAAACGCCTGCTGGACATTTATATGCAACTGCTTGACCGTCATCATTAACAGGCAAGCCTTCAAATTTTTTGATGATACAAAAACCTTCGTCTGAAGTATGCATTAGGTTCCGAATACTATTGTTACGAAAGCAATTAATAAAGTTCCCATAAAACCGAAAGTCCCAAAAACTGCCATTCTTAGGGTTCTGTTTAAATCGTTCATTTCTTGCTTTATCTCTGCTGTTTCTTTGAATATACTTTTCCATCTTTCCTCACACTTGGCTTCGTGAGATTTTAAGTCTGATGCAACAGATTGTACTGTATTTCTATTCGCCATCTTTTTTATCACCCGTATTGGATGCGCCAAAGTAAAACGATATAACTGCTGATGCCAACCCACCTAAATATCCTAACACTAAATTAATTAAAGCTTCAGAGTTTTGCTCTGGCGGTTGTAAAGTTACTAAAAATATATAGCCCATAAATCCACCAACAACAGCAATACCCATAATTCTAGCTGTCCAATCTTTGTTAAAAGTTTTTCTAGCATCTTGTTTTTCTACTGTTTCTAATCTAAATATATCTACATCTAGCTCTTTCATCTGAAGTTCAAAATCTTGTTCAGCTTTTTTAAGCTCTAACATTTGTTCTGGAGTAGCTTCTTGTATAGCCTTATTAATAGACTTTGGATCTGATTGACATCCAAGCACACCAGCAATAACGGACGCTGCTTGACCACCTAACGGCCCACCTAATGCAGATCCTAAAGTTGGAGCAAGCGCTCCTACTACATTTTTAATTAAACCAAATTTCATAATTACCCCGCTAATGGATTTTTATTTTCTAATTTACTTTCTAGTTTAGTAATTTCCTTATCAAGAGATTGTAGATCAGCTTTAATAGTAGCTATATCTGTTTTTATTTCAGTAACATCTGGAACAGAAATGCCGTCTATTTGTTTTTCTAAATACTGTACAGACTTTTCTATACCTGCAAATCTTTCCTCAATAACTTTTTGTTTTTGTTCGGTATCACCTATACCGCCTATTTGAGCTTCTAGGTTATCTAATCTGTTAACATACTGAGCGCCTTGATAGCCAAAGCCAGCAAGCGTTGTAACAATACCAACAAGAGCTATTAATTGCGTTGTTTTATTTTCAAACCAATTCATTTCAGTCTCCTATAATGTTGGCTGTAATTCTTTTAATTCAGTCAAAGTTTTTATGCTTTGTCCTGCTAGCCCATAAAAAGCCGCAGTATTATCTGAAAGGTTGCTATTAGTATAAATGCTTTTTGGTTCATACCAAAATTCTTTTTCAGGTATGTTTACTGCTCTATAACTATTAAAACCTGGCAAAAAGCCCATAACCGCTATAATAGCGTTTTCTGAACCATACTCTCCAGTTTCTTCTTGTTTAGCTGCAACTTGTTCTTGAGCTGTTTGTAAGTTTTGAGCAATAATATTTTCAACGGTAGTTTCTGAGTCAGAATCAACAGATGCAATAGATGTATCCATCTGATCTTGAGTTGTTTCTGTTGTTACATTAGCAACTGTTACTTCTGTTGTTACCGTTTCTGTTCCTACTGTTGTTGAGCCAAAAGAAGAATCTGATACAGACATACTGCTCATATCAAGAACTTGATTGGTTTGAGCCGTAGATGATGCAAACTGATCTGACATGCTAGGGGAGCTGCTTGTACTAAAACCAGCTGTAGATGAGTTGTTTACGGCATTTCCAGCAGCCACGTTATTGCCTGTAGCATGTATAGAATTACCAGCGTTAGTACCGCTAACACTTTGATTTGCGGTTCTTATTGTAGATGCAACCACCCTAAGAGCCACTTCTCTACTAATTGAACTTTCACCTTTTGTATTTTCTCTTTCAGCAACTTCAAACTCTTCTTCAAATACATCTTCTTCTATAATTTCTTCTTTCTCTATTCTCTCTTCTTCTATTTCAGCCTCAGCCAGTCTTTCTTCTATAGCTTCAAAAACCTCCTCAACGACCTCTTCTTCAAAAATTTCCTCTATAAACTCTTCTTCTGGTTCTTCTAATACTGCAATATCTTCTTCTCTTCTAGTTTCTTCCTCAAACCATTCTTCTAATTCTTCAATAGTTTCTAGCTCAATAAAAGTTTCAGGCTCTCTAAAGTCTTCTACTAAAAATGTTTCTTGAAAAATAAACTCTTCAATAATTAAATCTTCTACAGGAATAAATATTTCTTCACTCGGCATTTCAAAATTTGGTATTAAGGGAAATGGATCTACAAAATCATCTTGACGAAACATTTCTTCAAAGATTATTTCTTCTTCAAACATAAACTCTTGTTCTTCAAAATGCTGTTCGTCAAATTCAAATACAAACTCTTCAAACATCGGTTCTTCTTCGTAGCCAAACTGTTCTTCTTCTTCATAACCGTAATCAAACTCATCTTCTTGAAAGTAACCTACGTCTTCTTGTTGACTGTAGCCAGGGCAGAATGGGCCATACTGAGGATCTAAATCGCATTGCTGGTCATCATATGCTTCCCAATAATAAGGGCATGATTCAGAATAAAGCTGGTCAATACCACATTGTTGCGATAAATAAGCATCGGCATACCCAGAACAGCTGGCATCATTAAGAGGATTGCTACAATCAATACCGTTGCCACTACCTGAGCCATATAAAGATCCACCATTTTCTAACGTGGTATTGATAGATGTTGCATTCCAATTTTTATTGACGCAAGAGGACGAGTTGGTCGTACCTGTACTGCATTCATCATGATAGTAGTAAGTGTATGAGTCTTCTTTTTTAGATCCTACTTCACCTATTAATACATCATGATTAATAATATTTAGATGGCCATAACGAAGATCAAACGAGTTGTTGTTCCATAGTATTATTTCAAAACTGTTGTCTGTATTGCTTCTGTTGTACTCTCTAAGATCATACCAACCGAATATCATTTTGCTTGAGTCTCCCCAAGACTTCATACGAGAATTGTTGTCTCTAATTAAATCGGTCCAGAAAGCGTATATGGTATAGGTGTGTTGCCCGTTAATAGGGTCAGGAGTATAGTCATTACAATAGCTACCACTAGCGCCAAAATGCAAACATCCATTCGTTGCCATCCTTGCTTGGCTAAATGTAGAGCCATAAAAAGTAAAATTAAAAGAAAGATCAATTGCAGGAGAAATGCCATCATCTGATACTGAGTATGCTAACTCACCCTCAAAGTTGTTGGCGTTTGTTTGTAGGTGATATAAGTCTTGTCCTGATTCATAAATGTATTGAGCTGATAAATTACTTGTAAGTAATAAACAACATATTATTTTAAAGCAGCGATACATTCTCTTTTCTTTTGAGTAGAAGAGTGCCAAACTTGCTTGCAGCGCTGAACTTTTTCTTTATACCATACTTTATAATCAGGCCTTTCTCTTTTATTTTCTTTCCAAGCAACGGTTGCTTCTTTACCAATTTTACCTTTGTATGGGCAAGGAGTACCAGCCATCTCCATAGCATTAAAAACCCTAGGATCTTGACAAAGAATAGATACTGATGCCACTTTCATACCAGTATCGTATAAATATTTAGAAAGTTTTAATCTTTCACAATTTTCATCTCTTACAGTCTTTCCCCCTGAAAAACCAAATACCTGCCCTTGGAAAGCACCAGAGCGTCCTACAGTACAAAGATCTTGCGAATAGGACATAATGCTTGGAGCTATCGCTGACGCTGGAGGAGCCTCGCTCTTGACGTTTTGGTTAATAGTTTGAGTAGAATTAGATTCGTTAATATTTCGGTTTGTATTATCAGATTTAGTATTATTTTCGTTTACGTTTCGATTATCGGTTGTGACATTTGATTCTGAGGTTGACTGATTAATATTGGTGTTTTGATTTGTATTAGAGCTGGTCGAAGTCGAATTATTGGTATTTGTAACATTTTGATTAACGGTTGAATTAACCGTTGAATTAGATGTAGAAGTCGAAGTATTGACGTTGCTATTTGTATTAGTGTTATTTGAGGTCGAAGTGTTTACATTCGTATTGGAGTTAGTCGAAACATTCGTGTTGGAATTTGTGTTAGTCGAATTGTTTGTGTTAGTCGATACGTTAGTGTTGCTATTCGTGTTGGAATTTGTGTTGGAATTTGTGTTGGTATTTACGTTTGTATTAGATGTAGTCGTATTATTTACCGTATTTAAACTATTGTTTTCGCAATACTGAGAACCGTTGGTACAAGCTGTACCAGACTGTTGAGAAGATTGAGCGCTAACATTTACAGACAAACCAATAACCAAAGTCACTAAAAAACCAATAGCCGACCAGACTATTAAGCTATCATGCTGTTTTTGCTCCTTGTCCATTGTTGCACCAAATCATATTATTTTTTAAATTTAGAAACTACTTGATCCCAAAGCTCAGGTTTGAATTTTTTTACAGACCAAGCTAAAACTACTGCTACTATTACTAATGGTATTAATATATCCATATTAAGCTCCTTTAAAATATGCTGGCAATCCAATCATAGGTCTACCGTCATACTTGTTGCTTTCGGCATTTTCGCCACTAGCATCATTATAATGCAAAAACACCTGTCCGCAATCTTTACCTTTAAATGATTCACGCCAATGCTCTAGATCGCATCCACGATACATCAGCATATCGCCTGGTTTTAAATTTACCTCTACGCCTTTTTTACCTTCTTCGCCTGATGGTTCTAGAAATATAGGCCAATCATCACCACCTAAGTTCATGGTGGTAGATATCTCGCAAGAATGTCTATCTATATGTCTTTTTAACTCATCACCTTTTTTATAAATTCTTGCGTATGAGTATGTTTCAGTTAGCTTTACACCTGATTCTTTTTCCATAATTGGTTTTACTTTTTGCAATAAAGTTTCCATAACTATATCTGCGTAATGAGAATAAGTTTCAGGTATTTGTTTATCATTCCAAATACCAAAATATTCAGTAAATTGTGATATATAGTTTTCATCAAATAAATGTCTTGCTACTGCTCTTTTATTTAAAAAGTATTGATAACAAAAATCGGCTAGTTCTTTTGATATAGCACCTTTGATTACTTGGTATTTATTTTTCTTAAAACTCATTTAAATGGATATCCTAAATTCCAACACACTAAGGAGTGTCGTATTCCTTTGGTTACTGGTTTGACTCTATGCCAAACAAAAGATGGAAAGATAATTACACTACCTTTCTTTCTAATTTCTTCACATATTCTTGACTGTGAGCCTTCGTCTGTGTTTCTAAAATCAAACTCTAAATCACCACCTTCATATTCATTAGGATCAGTAAGCGATACAGTCATGCTAAGTTTTCTTAACTTACCATGTACATTTTGATTTTCAGGATTATCATAAGGCTCTTCGTAAGAGTCGCAATGCCAATCGTAAAACTGACCTTTTTTATATTCGGTAAATTGACAAGACTCTGACCAATCCCATTCAAAATTCCAACCAGCGTTAGCATTTGCTTGGTGTATGTAAGGTTGTATTTCTTTGTATATCCATCTATCTGACATCCATACAACATCAGACTTGCGTTTCTTTTGAATGTTTTTAAGCTCTAATTTAGTTAAGTTATCTTTATTAGCGTTGCCTGTAAGAGCCATTTGTTTATCTTGCTCTTTACCATAACGAACTATGTCATCA